ATTGTCTAAGTCTTGTTTACTAGTGTCTGTATCAATAGCCTCTTGAGCCCACATTTCTTCACCTTCCGGTATAGGAATGTCTAAAGGATCTTCGTCAACTGGTTGTTGTTTAGGTACCAGTCCTTCATCTGAAGTACGTTCGGGCCAAACCCACGGAGTATGCAAATATGTTTGTGTGCTAGCATAATTATCAGGTAAACGACCATCGTTGTCGTCAATTGACTTAGCTAGTTCCTTGCCATCATCAAAGAACTTTTGCATTGCAATGTAATCGTCAACATCAGCTTCTTGCTTAATTTTTTCGTATTGTTCGTCGGTAAGCTGACCATCATCTAGTTCGTATTCATCTTCTTTCTTACGCTTGTCTTCTCTAGCCCACATAAGAGTTTGTTCTGCGGCTAGAATAAGGATAAGTGCCAATGGGTCAAATACAAATACTAGTAGGATAATTACCCAACGTACAGCACGTTCTAGTAAGTTGGCATCTGGATTATCACCGTAGATAAGTGCGGCTATGTATTTGATTGGACCTACTTCTGCTTCAATTTTACGATTCTGCGCGGCTAGAGGAGCACGTTCTGCTTGCAGTGCTGATATATTCTTTTGTGCAGTTGAGATGTCTGCTTGTAATGATTTACGTTCTTTAGCTTGATTCTTACGTATTTGTACAGCACGGTTAGCACCCCGGTCGTCTGTGGTGCGACCCAACATTTGGTCTACCTGCGCATCCATTTGTTGTAGGGCTCGTTTGTTTACGCTGATATTATCCTGTTCTGTTTTAATCTTTTCATCTAAGATCTGCACCTGGGCGGCACTGTCGCCTACCGTAATGTTTTGATCCATGTGTGCCTTAGATAAGAAACCAAAGATACCCATGCTGGTAATCAGCATCAGCACTAAAATGGCAGGAACAAGATAAAGTTTAAACTGTATGTTAGCACGATGCCAAAATTTGTGTAGCCACACAGTAGCGGCAATTTTACCTACTTCTAGTACAGCACCCATAATGATAATAGGCACTACAGCCGCGGCAAAAATAGCTGTTAGTCCAGCTATGGAATAGTATGCGGCCACGGCTGAAATACTTAAAGCCACCGCTAAGATGAATAATCCAAATAACATAGTTAATTATTTATTGAGTTGTAACTGATAGTTTAACATGGTAGTTTATAATAGTCAAGAGTTTTGGTTAAGTGTTGATATTATCTTATGTAATCTCTTGCCAGCCTATTTGCGCTAGCACGTCTGCGTTGTTTGATGTTGCTGCCATGGCCAGTGTGACTATATCGCTAACTCCTGCTAGTGTTCTGCCTAATTGGAAGGCAAAAGCATCTGCTCCTAACTCTGATAATTCTCTACTGCTGACATAGCCAGCCTGTAGTTCTATTCCACCCGATATAGCAGTTGCGGCTGTGTCATATTCAACAGTTCCCGAAGTACTGGTTCCGGCCCAATTAGCACCAGTTAAGGTAGGGTTCAACACTAATTTCCAACGATAGTAGTTTACAGTGGGACTAAGCACATCGACCTGTCTCGGCAACACAATAGCATCTAATCTCGTGCTATCCAATCTAATACTGACTACAGGATAATATGTTTCTGCTGTTGCCAATCTTAATATCGAAGTACCTCGTCCTGCGGTTTCGCTGTAGGTAAAGGCATTGTATCCCCCTTCACTGATAACTGTAGAACAGATTTGACGCATCATACTCGTTCCAACAGTGGCTGCTGTATTTGTTATCTCATACCGTACAGGCAATGTTGCAGTAGTCATATATGTAGTAGTATTGCCTATAATGTTAGCATGATGAAACGTATGACACAGCACGTAAGCACCATTAATAACAAATCCGCAACGAACAGACCCCACACCCAACCATTCTACATCTATCCAAAAAATCTGTGTTCTGTCTACATTTAATGCGGCAAATGGATTGTCCCACGCATCTTGTCTTACTCTATCCTCAACCAACGCACCGCTACTATAACTTCTTATTACTAGATAGTTATAGGTTCCGTCGTTTTCAAAGTATACACCGTTATTGGTAGTAAAATATCCCACACGCTGACGTAGATTAGTTTTAGGTGTGTTCATGCAGAAAGTTGTTAAAACTAACAGGCTCTTACCTGGTTGATAAGGAAACACTCGTTTTGTTTCTCTTATAACGCTAGAACCATTAGCGGCAGTTACATTCAATTGAAACGTGGAACTATTGGTGTCATAAACTACTGTTCCGCCAGTGGCATTAACGTTACTGAAGTCATTATGATCGTAGTATCTTGCTCTACTGTCAAACAATGTGTACGGTTGGCTAGTACGCAGTCTGCCAAAGGCATCTGTTGATCCTGTGCCTAGTGTTACTGTACTAGTTCCGGTTATAGTGGCAGTTAAATTGCCAGTTACTGGGAATGGATTAGTGTTACTTACTATATTACCATTGGTGTTTAGTATACCGATGTTACCTGACACTGTGGCAGAAAGTGGATTGACGTTTACGTTTGATGTAATACCAGTAACTGAAATTGGATTGACGTTTACGTTACCTTGAATACGGACAGGTAAACTAGTATTACCTATATCAATATTACCAATGCTGGTAATTCCAACACTACCATTCACAGTCCACGGATTAGTACCTTGTAGAACAGTTACATTGCTTATTATGCTGACGTTGCCGCCGATGGGCATATAATTAATGCCTAATGCTAATAGGTTGCCGCTGGTACCAATTTCTGTAATATGTGTATGTACCGGATCGTCTGGACTTGATGCTACGTTTACTGTAGTTGGTATTGATATATTACCAATAATCTGTATACTATTGCTACCTAAGGTTACTGGAAATGGATTTGCCAAACTTACTATGTTACCGTTGGTGTTGGTTACTGTAATAGGCAACGGATTGCCAATATCGTTGCTTACTTCTACATTACTCGAAAACAAATATGTCATTAGATTATTCTCCACCCATCACGGTATATCATATGGATGGCTCCATTGTCCATAGCTAGGACAGCACCACCTGGATCATTGTCAACATTGCCAGCAAGTATAATATGATTTACACTGGCTAATCCACTTTCATCTTTAATTACAACTTTATCACCATTGGTGCTTACCGGTAGAGTAATAGTACAGGTACCAGCATAGTTGACGCCAACGTAATAGTCATCTTGTATAACTGTATAACTAGCTGTGGTGATTAGTTTGGTATTGTATCCAAGACCAGCACCACCGCCTCCGCCAATTAATCTACCACCTGGTGTTGTTCCATCACCGATGTAAAAGGCATTACGATGTTCGTCATACCAAATACGGTCAAGTTGACCTATACGGGTATTGCCATCTTCAAAATTTCGTCTTTGGGTAAATAAATCTTGGGTAAAGGACACGGATTACTCCTTATCCTTCAAACGGTTCGTCTTCGTCTGGAGTAGTAATTGACGCTATACCTGCGTTACGTTTGATAATAGTAAGCTCATCGGGTGTGCCGTCATTGGATTGATCATAGACATTATCCAAACCGTGTGCTTTTTTGTGCAGTTCTATTTTTTGTTGTAGTGGCGGAACCATAACTCCCAATTCATTATCAGCCACAGGAGTTTCTGTAGATTGGTCTTGTGCAGTATCACCATTATTGATGTTTACTACCACTGGTTGCTGTTGAGCTTCATGCTCTTCTGCATCTAATAAATTAAGTATATTGCGTAATATTTCTGCTGTTTTCATAATATGTATTTATCTATTCCCATGCGGATGCTGGTAGTTGGTTGAATTAGGTAGTTGAACGCCCATAATATATTAAGGTACCGCTGGATAATTGGTTGTCTTAACGTATGCGGCTGTTATCTTAGTGCCTTTGTAATTGCCAGTCCATGTGGCTTGCCAAGGCCACTGACCCTCGGTACCGCCAGTAGCAATTAGGCCTATTGTAGTATTTTCATAAAGCCAAGTACCGTCAAACCTTACTGTTTCGTCACCGTAAGTATATGTTTCTCTACCGTAGGGCAAGTATCCAATCGGAGCCATCTTGCGCCAACTTTGGCCACCAACAAATCCCGACTCTGGAACTCCGGGAGTATTGTAGAAAGGACCATCCATCAACACCCAAGCAGTGGCATCAGGTTCCGCGGCATTGGCTGGATCGTCTGTACCAATTCCTGTCCAAGGACGACCAGTAACTAACCCACCTGCATTGGGATTATCAATAATAACATTCCCGTTATATTGTGTTGGCAATAAGGTTAGATCGTAAGTAGCACGAGGATTGCCGTCGGCAGCACGATCAGTTGCTGCCAAATCTAATTTAGCCTTCTGGCGTAGTTCTTTGGTTAGTAAAGTTGATATTCCGTTTGCTGACATAACTATTCTCTTTAGTGTATTTAGTTAATCTTATGCTGTACAGCTAGCTTTTACTCCGCCAGCTTGTTCGGTTATAGTCACTGCCCCGTGTTGGCCGACTGCCTGTACAGCAATTCGACTGCACTTAACAGGAAAGCGCATTTGTCTACTTTCGCCGGCACGTAATAATGCGCACTTGTTAGGATCAACTACAGGATTTTCACCTACTACAAAATAAATCGATACTGATGAATACAGTATAATAACTCCCTTCTTAAGTACAGGGCTCTGTTGACTTGTGTTGGTAGCAGTTAGTGAGTATGATGCCATTATTGATTCCTAATATAATATTTATAGCCAAAATAAAAGGCTCCGAAGAGCCTTTGGTTAGTTGATACTAGGTTTAAATATTGCGCACAGTGTATTCTGAAATCTTACGCTCAATCATGCTGGGAATATTCAGCGCAGGCCATTCAAGTTCAAACGGACAAGGCGCATCACCCCAGGAGCCAGTTGTGATAAACTGTTTGTATACTGCCAAGTCTGCTTTCTTAGTTGGGTCAAATTTGCGTTTTACAAAAGCATTTTGCATCGAATAAAGTGTATTAACCATTGCTTGTTCCATTGTGTTAGTGTTTAACATAGTATACAGTCCTTTTTGTAGTAAGTCAATATGTTTCTTTGGTAATGTAAAATTCAGTAGTAGGATACTTTTCTTTAAATTCGTCAGTAGCAACGTATTGATTTAACCCAGTCATATTAAAGAATTGTTTATGGAATGCTGTCTTGTGTGTTTCTTTAACTGATACTGTTAGGTATACCGAAGTTGCTTTGCCTGCCATTTTATTGCTCCTTGTTATCGCGTTCGCGTAAAATTACTAAAATAGCCTGTGACATCATTTCTAATTCAACATTATTAAACTCAAACTCTTCCAGCCAATTGATGCAGTTGGTAATAGCAGTGTCCTCACCTTGAATTGCGATATCAGCATCAAAGATTGCCTGACTGATATTATTAGTAATAATCATATCGTCAATGTTCATTATACTGCCTCCAACATACTAGCTGGAACACGATACGCACCTAGTGGAGTATCTACAACAATATTTTTAATAGCAAGTTTGCGCACTGTGCCTGTAATTGTTTGGCCACTACGTGAGCTAGCAAAACGAACTTTGTCGCCAACAGACAAGCTACGTTTAGTTGCTTTGCCTAAGTTCAAACGAGCATACTTAATAGCATCAATAATGCTGGCTAATTCTTCGTTGGTAAAAGTACCTTGAATTAAAGCAGTAGTAATTTGTTTAGCGTTCATTTATTGCTCCTGTGTTGTTAGTGTATGTATAGCATTATACAGTCATTTTACCAAAAAGTCAACCAAAAAGTGCCAATTCCTGCAATACTTCATCAAATTCTTTAGCATAACTGTATGGTAGACCTAACTTGTAACAGATATAATCACCACCGTACATTTTATCCGAGTCTGTAAGAGTCAAACCTTCAACAATCCATCTAATAGATTGTTTACGTGAGTTACTAATTGACTCCAATGAAACAACATGCTTTTCAAAGCTATCAATTGCTAATTGTTCACGGGTTTGTTCTTCAACGATAGCAACATCAAGTTCACTTAATAAACGTTCCCAAATCGACTGTTTACCGGCCGCATCAATGTTGGTCCACTCTTCCCAAAAGTATTCATCTGGGCGTGAACCACGAGCATCTTTGTGTAGGTCGCTAACTAAGTTTTCATCAAATGTGTATGTCATTGTGTGCTCCATTGCTTTAGTGTATAAGTGCTATTATACAGTCATTGGACCAAAAAGTCAACCAAAATATTCCATTGACTTTTGAGTTATAAGAGTATATAATAACAGTATGAAAATCCTATTAGAACAAGATGGTGGACACCTAGTGATGTATATAGCACATGAGCCTAATCAGTTTGAACTGAAGTGGGACGTTATTGTCACGGATATGGCCAAAGAACTTGATGGGCGCCAGGGTGTAAAGCGTATGAGCTACGATACATGGCACTGGGATCTGCGTCGGCGACAAGAAGCAGAAGAATACATAACTTATTTTTATCTAAAGCACGAATAATGTACACACGCATACAATTATCTAGACAGCAACATGCAGTTGACAGTGACCTGACTCAACTTGCAGAATATAAATGGTGTGTTGACACATTTAAATTACCCAGTGATCTGCGTGAGTGGTACGCTAATAGTAGATGGAGTACAATTGAATTTAATTTTAGAGATCCTATGCAGGCTACAATGTTTGCTTTGAGGTGGGCATGATAGATATAAATTCAAAAACATATTGTCCATTGATTTTTCATGGTGTCTACGTTGAGAGAACTCGCGATGAGTATTATCAACTATCTCCGTGCTGTATTGCTACAAAAGATAAGGTATCAAATCAACCTATTGATTTTATACAAAATGAACATCTTAATTTAATTAGAGATTTATCACTTAGTGGACAACGTGCTCCACAATGTCAAAGTTGTTGGACTCTTGAAGATATAGGTGGCGAAAGTAAACGACAAGTAGCTATAGATTATTATAGAAATAATCAAATTGACCAAACCCCCGATGTTCCTAAATTAATAAGTTTAGAATATAATACATTACCAATATGCAATGCCAAATGTATTATTTGTGGACCACATTTTTCTAGTGCATGGATTCACGATGCACGATTATTAGAATTCGATAGTATAGAAACAATTATCGATATAGATAAACAACAGAATCAACTTACTGGGTTAGAATTAGCCCATATTAAAAACATTTACTTCAATGGCGGAGAGCCGCTTTTAACAAATGACCATGTTTCTGTATTAACACAATTACAAAATATCAATGAAGTAACTATATCATACAATACAAACGGATCTTGCTATCCTACCAATGATGTGTTACAATTATGGAGTACTGCCAAAGAAGTTACGTTGTCATTTAGTATCGATGGTATAAACGAACAGTTTGAATATATTAGAAATCCGTTAGTATGGGAACAAGTAAGTAATAATATTATCAAATTGAATAATTGTTTACCTAATCTTAAAATTAATGTAGCCTACACCGTTGGTCTTCATAATATCTTTGGCCTGCGCGAATGTATTGATTGGTGTAGTATTAATATAGCTAATTTTGATGTCGCTACACAATTCCACGTACATACAGTAAATGGAGAATTAGATATTAAATATGCCGGTGCACATTTAAGACAATCATATCTAGATGAGCTAGCATTACTTAACACTGATAAATTTTACTGGGTCACATCATTGAGAAATTATGTTTCATCTAAGATAGAACCAAACAACGACTGGATGGATTATCTAGCCAGTCTTGATAAAATTAGAAATACAAATTGGGAAACTACATTTGTAGAATTATATAAGAACAGTTTAAATGATAGATAATTTACATAATATTTGGGGAGTGGCGAAGTACGCAACTCAACCGCAGTTTACCTGCTACGAATCAGTGCAGGATAAATTAGACACCTATACAAAAGAACAGTATCTTAAAGATCCAGAAGCAACGGTACAGCAGGTGTTTGACATCTATCGTAGCATTAACATTACGCCGATTGTTTATTACACAGAAGAAGGATTAATAGCTGCTATTAAAGATTTGTCTGAGACTGTTACAAATAGTGTTAAGAATAATGTTATCAACTTAGGCAACAATCAAGGACAGGGTATTAATAGATTCTTGTTCCCAAATATGATGACTGCTGAACCCAAAGGTCGTGGCAGTAATAGTCTTAAAGATCGTTTCTTAAATGATGCAAAATTACGTCGTGCTATCAATTTATGCTTTGAATACAGAGAAGGTAACAATCTAGTTAGCCCAACTGCACTGCGTCGTGCTTTGGAGTTAGTCACAGGTGAGAATGTACAGAACTTTAAGAGTCTAAATGCACGTGCTATCGTAGAACACTTATGCCCTGTACTATGGGGCAATGTCTATGACTACAGTGCGGGCTATGGCGGACGCATGCTGGGTATAACAACTAGTAACATGCGTTATAACTACCAATGTATTGACCCTAACACAGAAACAGTCAAGCACTTAACATACCTGAGCGAGTTAATAGAACAGGCAGTTGGTAACAGGGGTTTGATCACACAGGCAGTTAGTGAAGAATATGAACCTGAGGATATTGACTTAGCATTTAGTAGTCCACCATACTTTAACTTAGAGAAGTATAGTGATGAACCAACACAGTGCATGGTTCGTTATACCACATTAGATGAATGGTTTGAGGGCTATGTTGTGCCTACTATGAAAAATATACACAAAGGCCTAAACAGTGATGGTGTATTTGCTACCAACATTGCAGACTACAAGTCATATGGTAATAAAGAATACTTTGTATGCGAACGTTGGATTGCTACTGCTGAGAAGTTAGGCTTTAAACATTCAGGTACGATTAAGATGATGCTTAATACTCGCCCAGGGGTAGGAAACGATAAGACTGCTGGGCGTGAAAAGTTTGAGGGCGTCTACGTTTTTACTAAATGAAGATTAGCATAAGACATTTAAGTTACGGAAATATTCAAGACCGGGTTACATGGTTAGAACAAAACGTAGGAGAACGTAAGTATGTTCTGCATAACCAAACAGGTGGATATGGATGGTGGTATTTCAATAATGATAGAATTATCGAAATTGAAGATGAACAGTGGGCTACAATGTTTTTATTAAAGTTTGGCGGATAGATGAAAATAACCATGCAGGAGTTTGAGAAATTTGAACAAGAGTTCATATTTGACTTAATTAAAAATCCACACTATCGTCTCGGGCAGGCAGTTATTAACACCTATCCTAAGATCAGTCGTAGTATGGAAGATGATGGTGACCTTGGTTATATGCAATGGCAAGAATTGTGGGAGTGTAAAGATCGTAAACGTGTATTAGAGATAATCGATCGGTATATTATTAAATGAGTTTACTAGACGGTGCTAACGGACGTAGGTTTATAGCCTCGGGTCCGTTTGATGATGAAATGCCATGGCACTATCTTGTTATTGCTGATATTAGTTATTGGCTAAAGCATGAACCAGAAATCTACACATGGATGGATGATAACTTGCCCAGGGGCAGATTACATCAACAGGGCATGACTTTGGAATTCGAAACTGATGAACAATTAACTTTATTTGTATTGAGATGGGCATGAGAACTGTACCGGCAGAACGTCATAAAGTAAAACGAATCCTGCAGGAAGAAGGGTGGACTGTAATTGAAATCACCAGACCTCGACCCAGTCAACTTGATTTATTTCCTCAAGGTGTTATTCCATTGACCACTTGGTGTGAACAACATATAGGTACAGGTCAAATTGAGCCCGGTGAAAGATGGTTAGACAATAGCGATGTTTGGTATATGTTTGAGTGGTACGGCTTTTGGAGTTTTCATTTCAAGCATGGTCGAGATGCCACTGCATTTGCATTAAGGTTTGCAAAATAATGGCTAAAACCCTAGCAATTAATAATTGGCAATGGCTAAAACTAAAAGCTAAGATTGTAGAAGATTACGGTCAGGCTACAGTATTGATCAGCTGGCGACTAAGAGATACTCTAGGTTTTACTATACGTGAGCATAGAGATTATGCTAACGAAAGCGGGTGGGATAATAGTATACGTTTAGACTTTTGGGATGATCAATTACAGACTATGTTTTTGTTGAAGTATAGTGACTATCTAGCCGCCGAATTTTAATGGAGCTATGCCCTGTGCCATCATTAAAGATTTGTTTTTACCTTCTGCTAGACTTGCTACAATAGCATCGCCACCAGTAGTATCGGGATTTACCATGTTTTTAAGTGTATCGGTAATTCCGGATCCAGACGTATCAGCACCTATTTTATGTAGGCTTGTAGCAAAGCTCATTGAACTTCCTAGACTTGGTAATGGCGGTGCAGATAAATCAATTCCTATATTAGTAAATGCAGATGATGTTTGTGTTATTGATGTATTAAGTGCCGCAATAGAATTAGCATCTATACTTGCGCTATTAAATGCATCGATAGCTGGACCGCCTGATACATGTTGCATAAAATCTGTCATACTTGGTACACTGCCTGTTATTGGTAATCCACCCGATACCATCGAATTAATGTTAGATGACATACCGCTCATTAATCCACTCAGTGACGGTGCCGATGCTTCTAAGTTAGGAACAGATGGTATTTCAATAGCACTACACATACCTGCCGCAGCTGCCGGGCTTGAGAATTTTGCACCCATATCGCTAAACTTGCTGGCCATTGCGCTCATGTCAGGTAAATTAGCCGCAGTTAAACCGGAACCAGATGGTGCTAGTTTACTTAGATCAGTTAGATCTTTAAGATTTGCAATAGATCCACCCGGGCTAATGTTCAGTTGTTCAGTAACAGTAGATATAACTTTAGGATCAGTGATAGAACCCATGATTTTATCAACCTGCGCTGTGTGTTCAGGCATACTTAAATCTAAGCCGGCACCAGCAATTGCACCATTTATTCCACTGGCGTTGCCTAATTTTACACTGTTTAATTTATCAATAAGTCCAGCTGATGTACCAAACTTCGACATATCCTTTAAATCAAATGCTGGTCCAGCAGCAGTAAATGCTTTTGACACATTGCCTAAATCACCAAGTGCGCCATCTAATCCCTGGGTAGTCATCGAACTCATGTTAGTAATGCCGGTGCCGTAATCACTAAATGATGTATTTGATATAAAATCAGTTGCTTTTTTTAATTCTTGTGAGTCGGCAATGTGTCCCTGCGTTTGATTTAATACTTGACCAAATGCCGCATGATTAGGTGTTGAGCCAAACCCCATGCCGGTGTGCAACGATGTTAAATTTGTAAGTGCGGTGTTTGCCTCAATATGAAACGGATGTAATATATTGCCTGCAATCGGTGTTAATTTATTCACTACGTCAGTTACACTTTGAGGAAGTTTCAATGCCGTACCGTTGTGAATCCCAACCATGGCAGTAATGGTACTAGGAGTAAGTGCTCCGGCAGCGGTGGCCAGAGAAACTTTCATGTTCTCTGCTATAACTGTGCCTGCTTTTGCAGTTACTAAACTAATATCATGTTCTGCCATGCTTGTTCCTAAGTTATAATTTTGATAAATCTAACGATAATATATCGTTGCCTGCTGCTACAAATTCCCAATTATTATAAAATTTAGGCCAGCCGGCAATTTTAGGATCAGGTAAATTACAAATACACGTAGCCAATGCTACAGTAGGATCATTATGATCATATTCGTCATAATGATCCTGCATATATACAACTAATGTTCTTTTATGATTATCAAGGAAATTAAAAATTTTTAATTCGTTGGCAGTTGGATGAATTAATCTACGATCCCAGTCAGTTATTTCTAAATTAGACTCTGACTGTGATTTTTCCATAAACAAAATATAAGTTGATTGTTCTGGATCAAATACAAAACTAGTTGTTTCTGTCTCCGACATGCCTAATCCTAAGTTATAATACCACCAGCACCAGCTGGTTCAATACCCGTTGTTGTTTGTATATAGTGGTTTACTAATGCTCCACTTGTTTGTGCATGTAGCATAACATGACGTCTATCAATGTGTATACTCTTATTTAACTCAGATGTAAATAGGCTCTGCATCAAGCCAATACCCTGTGGGCTTGGCACTACAATCATTGGTTTAGATACAATGAATTCATCGGCAGTTTCTTCTAATACCTTAGCAATAACTTCATCACCATTTACTAATTTAAATGATACTAGTGTATCCTTGTCGTACTTATTAGTTACTAGCACTTGTTTCCCCTAACATTTCATTTAATTGTTCGTTGGTTAATTTTTGTAGACCTTGATAGCCACCCGATACAAACAGTTTACCATCACGATAAATCTGCGGTACTGTACGATGACCTTGACTCATAATAAACTCGCGTGCGTCTAAATCCTCATCAACTCTAATTACTTCAAACGCAATTTTTTTCATTGTTAATAAATTCTTTGCCTGCTCGCAGAATGGGCAGGAATCTTTTGAATACACAGTTAACATATTGGCTCCTTTTATTATTATAGTGTCGGTAAATCGTCGTAGTTCATCTCATCGCCCATTACACCGATTACATAGTTAGTGCTTTCGTTTTCTTGTAAGGCCGTTTGTTTTTTGCTAGTATCGCTGTGCTTGTTAAACCAAGGAATGGGTGTTGATTTAGGTGCAGGGCTAGTGTAACGTATGCCGATTTGTTTTAGTGCATCTACGGCTGTATAATCAACAAAATCCTTCAAAATATTAGCGTTTAAGCCAATAACTGGGCCCATTTTGAACAAATAATCAGCCCATGCTTTCTCTTCACGAATAACATCTAGATACATTTGATATACCTCATCTTCACATTCTGCTTTAATAGCTGCAAAGCGTGGATCTTCTTTAATCACTTGATTGATTAAAAACGCTGTCCATTCTTTGTGTAGTAATTCGTCTTGTAAAATTAAACTAATAATGTTACCATTACCAATAAAGATACGATTTTCTACCATAGCTAAACTTGTAGCAAAGCTAACCATAAAGCGAAATGCTTCCAAGCCATAAGATGCGTGTAGTGCTAACCAAATTGCTTTAATGTGATCTGTTTCACTAACTTTCATGCCAAGTTCAACTTGACAGTTAATTACGTGTAACTTATCGTAGTAGTTGCCGATTGTACTTGCCATGCTAACAATTTCTGCTGTATCGTGAATAGTATTAAAGATATCTTTTGGTACGTTGTAAATGTTACGAATGATGTGACTGTACGATTTACTGTGAATGTTAGTTTCAAAGAATGACCAGTTACTAATCAATGCTTCTAATTCAGGTAAACTAACCACTGGGCCAAACACCTGATTAGGTGCGCGACCCTGTAAACTATCTAAGGCTGTTTGGCGTAACAAGTTACTAGTAAAGATATGCTTAACAGCATCACTAGCACCCTTAAAGTCGCTAGCATCTTTGCTCAAACTAACTTCTTCTGGTTGCCAAAAGAACCCACGTGCTGTAGCTTCAAAGTCTGCAATCTTGTTATACTTAACTTCTTCGAAACGTTGTACTGTTACTGGTCCCGCTGGGTCAAGGAACATCTTACGTTGTAGATAGTTTGTTTGTTTTGCTAAATTGTATTGTGCTAGTGACATATTATTTCTTCTTTAATTGTTCGAATAATTCGTGTAAAGGGTATCCTGCATTACGTTTAAGTTCCATTAATCCAATAGCATGCCGAGTTCCTACATACTGCTCCTTAGATTCCGACAATACGAATACATATCGACTGTGATTGTGATCGCCGAGATATTTAGACAATTCATCCGATGACATAACTGGGTTCAATACATATTGTGATGCTTGTGTATCATATACAGATATGTGATTTCCCTGATTAGCTATTCTTGTCCATAACTTTACTGCATCAGCAGATAACATACTATCACTAGCAAAAACTAAATTTAAATTTGAAAGATCCTGTTTAATAAGCAGATACAAATCACTAGCATAAGGTGATACTTTAGATGCAATTGCTGGATTTTTCGAGGTCAATGTAACTTTACAAAAATTGCCATTTACTTCGGTGTCGACAATAATAGCGACACTAGCAGCATCTGCGGTTCCTATCCAATATGTTAATTGGTTTTCAGATGTTAGTTTATAAACATTATTACCAAGTTGTTCTGGCTCTATTCCATCAGATAGTAGTTCTGTTAACATTTGATGTTGTGCTTCAAATGCATTATTAGCAGGAACAACCCACGGCATTTCTGTCAAAAATGTTCTATAAAAAATCTCGTAGTTGTCCATTATAATTTACACCCTTCACAATCTTCTTCATCATCAAAATCAATCTCTGCCATCTCCGGCACATCTTCTGCAACCATCTTACTACCTTGTTTATTAATTAAGCTATAATAGAAGGTCTTTAGACCCCATATATGTGCTTGCATTAAGTTCTTAGCAATTAATGTAGTTGGTACTTTTCTATCTGCAAAGTGCGCCGGATTGTAAAAAGTATTTGTACTAATTGATTGATCAACATAAGCCGCTAGTACTGCTGCAGTTTTTAAGTATGCATCACAATCTTTCTGTTCCCACATTAATTGATATTTATTTTTCAATTTATGATATTCTGGAACTACTTGCGTAAAGCTACCAGCTTTTGATTCTTTAACTGAAATTAAACTCATAGGCATTTCAATACCATTAGTTGAGTTAATAACAACTGAACTTGATTCAACTGGTGCAATAGCCATTAAGGTAGCATTACGCACACCATATGATCTCATGTCACTGCGTAACTGTTCCCAATCAAGTTCACGAGTAGGAGTAAAGTCAGCAAGTTCATTAACACCAGCGGCACGATTCTCCCACGGAAACTGTCCTTGACCGTAACGTGTTTTTGCTGAATCTAAACACGGGCCACGCTCTCGAGCTAGTTCAACTGTAGCTTCTGTTAAGTAGAATGCTTGATGTTCCATCCAACTTTTAACTTCTTGTAGTGCATCGCTATCACCGTACTGTAGGCTACGTTTAGCATGCCAGTAGGCCAAGTTAGTAATACCAATGCCCAATGGTTGTAGTTCATCGTTTGACAATTGGCTTTGTATACTTAAGAAATCTTGATAGTCTAAGATGTTACATAAGCTACGTTGTAGGATGCGACAGGCACGTCGCATGTCCTCTGGATTGCGGAAAGCACCCCAATTTATACTACCAAGTGTACACAGGGCAATGCGACCAGTTGGATCATCTAAGCGTTTGAATGGCTTAGTGGGTAGTAAAATCTCGCAACACAGATTACTTTGATAGATGGTATGATATTCTGGATCAAATGGTCCTTGCTTCATAACGTTATCAATAAACACTAGATAGATACGTCCTGTATCTGTACGTTCTTTTAAAATGCCGCCTTTGAATACTTCTTCAGCTGACATTGTTTTCTTACGTAGATTTTTTTGTTTCTCGTACTTAACATAAAGTTCTTCAAACAATTCAGTGTTACTGTAGAAGGCTTCGTATAAGTCAGGTACTTCATTAGGATCAAAGAATGTAATCATTTCTTTGTTTTTAAATCTGCGCCAGAAGAAGCTAGATAATACTACGCCATAGTCCATATGACGGACACGTGTTTCATCTGTACCTTGATTATTTTTAAGTACAATAAGATCATCAAACTGATGATGCCAAATTGGATAGAATACAGTAGCACTAGCATTACGAATGCCGCCTTGACTACAACTACGTAGATCACCAAACCATTTCTTCAAGAATGGAATCATACCCGTATGTTGTATTTCGCCGCCACGTATAGGTGATCCTAAACTACGTAAGCGACCGATTTCTAAACCAATGCCAGCACGTTTACTAGCATACTTGGCCATCATTTCACCTGATGCAAATATACTGTCTAGGTCGTCGTCCGCTTTGATCAATACACATGAACTAAATTGTTTAGTTGGTGTGCCTAGGCCGGCGAGAACAGGCGTTGCTAGGGTAAACAAACTGTCACTAGCGCAGGTGTAGTATTCTTTGATAAAACGCATACGTGCGTTACCAGGTTCTTCTTTATGAAAGACGGTGGCTGCGGCGACTATGTAACGTATCTGCGGAGTTTCGTAAATTTGTTTAGTTGCACGATTGCGTACAAGGTATTTTTCAATTAGTTGCTCAATGGCCGCATATGAATATGTTTCATCTTTGGTGTGGTCGACAAAAGAATCCATCTTGTCCCATTCTTCTTCACTATACCAATCAAGTAGTTCTGATGTGTACAATCCGGTTGCTACATTCTTTTTAACAATTTCGTATAAACGAGGAACTTCATAATCACCGTAGACGTCTTTGCGTAACATGCTTAGGCGTTGTTTGCCTGCTACATATTGATAATTAGTATGCCCGATATCTGGATTGTGTTCAATGTCAATAAGATCGACAATAGCACGAAGTGTAATTTCATCAATTTCACGTGTGCTAATACCATCATAAAAATGCGGCTGTGCTTTGATCTCAATCATACTCTGACTTACATCTGCAATTCCAGCACAGACCTTTGTGATCTGGGCTTGCCATTTATCTACTGCTAGTGGGGCACGGCTACCGCTACGTTTTATTACTTGAATGATACTCAATTTGATAACCTCGTAATTTAGTACTGCTCTAAATTTGTATTGTTGATTGTTGTGTTGTATTTACTTATACTATACAGTGTACATAATATTTCAACTTTTTGCAAGTTTTATATTAGATAAATGTCTTTATATAATAGTTAAATGTAGCATCGACACCACTAGTTGTAGTATAGGTTAATATCGCTGCATTAACATCGCTTTGAAATCCTAATACAACTCCGGTGTCAGCTGTTTCAACATAATCATCTTCGTACAATGATGTGCCTAACAGCTCAGTGACTTTAAGTGTACCAACTCGTGAAGTTGAGCCACGAATAATAGTATAATCAATTGTGCGAGAAGAAAGTGATTCGAATGTTATAGTAGTATTAGCAGCAACTAGTGTATTGCCTGGAAATGTAAATGTATGCAATGCAACATTTGCTTCTAGACTATCAATATTAGATTGAATAGTACTAATATTTGCTGTCATGTTAGCAACATTACCTTGTAATGCTTCGATGAGGGCTAACTCACTATACATACTTTGAGTAGTAAGTATTTCAGTCATGCCAACTGCCGGTGCACCTTCAGCTAATGTACCATTACCAATAAACAAACGCTGTTCGTCGATTGACCAACCCATCTCAGCCGAGCTAAGTTGTGGTAAATTTTCTTGCAGTCCTCTGCGGATTTGTATTTTGGAGATTTGGGTTACAGCCATATTAATATCCTATCTATATTTTATATTTAGCTGAGATTATAATACTGCTCCACTCTTTTCAACCAACGTTCAGTCCACATATCCCATTCAGCGCCTTCAACTGTCCAAGTTTGGTATTGGAAGTCTTGACTGCACATTAGAATAACACCCTGTCGAATGTCTGTTCCGTGAGTTTCGTTATGTGCTAGTCCATAGGCACATAATTGAAGGAAATAGTCCTGAACCCACTCTGTTTTCTTAGGTTTATTAGTCTGTTTGTAGTCTAAAATAGCCGGTTTACCTTTGTGTACACCACAAGCGTCAGTTGTACCAGCATACAGTCCACTAACGTATAAAGGCACTTCAATACCCCATACTTCATCTACATGCACCAATCCTTCCTCTACAATCTTTTGTGCCATTTTATGGCTTTGTATACTGTAGGGATTAGTGCCGGGTTCGCCCATTTGACGATTGTTCTGCACATAGTCTTCTAACCACTTGTGCATACGTGTTCCACGATTAGCGGCTTCTGTAGTGATTTCCTGTGCTTTCTTTTCGCCAACTGACTTCCGCCAGTTTTCTAAGGCTAACTTAGCTTCAGGTGGTTTTGTCTTGTCTAAGATTGTTGTTACTGAAGGAACCTTACTACCATCTGGTAAACTGTAAAGTCTTTTTCCATTCTCGCTCTGGCGATTAATGGGTGTGTAATCATATTTTTGTATAAGCATACTATTAGTATATAAGGTTAATTGTCAAAGGTCAAAGAAAATTGTTGCCTAAATTCTTCAGATCGAATATATTCCGAATTGCGTTGTAATCTAGGTTTAATTTGTGCGTATATCTCATCAAGATCTAATGTCATTAAACGATCAACTTGTGCTATAACTGCTAATAATCGCAATCTATTATCTACTAGAGTATCATAACTATGATCAATAATATCATCAAATGTATCAATGCCGATATCTCGTAAAAATTGTACTGCGCCGGCGGCAGCAACTAATATGAATAATTGCCCAGCAACAATTGGTTTAAATGTTTTTTCACTGAGCATAGAGAATTTTCCATTTATAGTAGTTTCAGTGACTAGATTAATATATGTTTCTAAATATGCTGGATGATCGATAGTTATATCAATCTTAGTATGTTGATCCCTGTCTGTAAATTTAAATTTAGCTGGTAATTGTGCAAATTTATTATTTTCTTCGTCGGTTAATCGGAATTCATTGAAATTATTACACGAAATATTATCATCTCGATTGCCATAACTAAACACCATATCATTAAAATACGGTTTATGTGCAAGTTGTAAATACACCCATTTTCTATGCTGCCAAGGCATGCCGTTTAAGCAACTAAGTTTATATTTTTTAGGCTGTTGAGAAAAATTATAATTTTTAAAATTACCATCTATAGCATGCGGCGCACTTGCCCATACTGTCCAAAACGGAAAAAATTTTATATGTGTATTGGCAGGCGGATGATTACAATAGGTAAATTCTCCCGTTAATAGATAAAATGGTACAGTTAAATTTAATTGTAAAATATTTTGATATAATTGATTAGTATCTGCTACCCATCCCGACGAATCAACAATTATGCAACCAGAATGATTTTCTATAATTTCTCGATCAATTTGTGTAATCTGAAGAATACCAGTAGTAAAATCAAAAATGGGTGTTATCACTAATAGACTATTATCTGGTATATATCGAGTAAGGATGTACTCCACCCACACATCACTGAATTCAGTAATTGTATGGTCATCATTTAATCTGTAAATCATTCTGTAATATGATCACGTTTAATTTCTCTAACCGGGTCATCCAGTAATTCAGCTAGTGTATTTTTAATAGTAACTCTCGTATGTCCGATATCTCTGATATGTAATGCACGTCGACCAATTTCTTCTAAAGGTAAGTTGTCTATACGATTCTTTTTAAAATCATCTTCCAATGACCAAACGTATCTATGATGATCAATTAATTCAATTATAAGTCGGTGTTGTAAATCTAAGCCAATTTCTTGCATTTGTGCCATGTAGAATTCGAGTTCTTCTTGATTAGCACCTTGGGTATATTCATGTTTGACTACAGCAATAGTATATCTATCTACTATTTCGATTGTTGGAAATTTCATAATAATATTTAGTTAATGGCTAGCATATAAATATAATTTTACCGAAGAGCAAAAACAAGCAGTGATAGATAGGGTGACTACTATATAGTCTGTACTGTGATTTGCGAATCGATATGATTTTCGATCCATGCCACAGCATTAGGGAATTTGCTAATCTTATCATAAAACCAATCTTTAGAAGGTCTGTCAGTATCTTGCCATATAAGTGATTGACTGATAGGTACTACTAAATCACTGGATATATTTAAATAATGAACAATTATTTTATCTATAGACATCACATCTTCGAATCGAATCCATTTTACTTCTTCTGTTGTTCTACCGCAGCCGCGACACACTTCGTCAATTAATTGACAAACACCAATACATGGACTTCGACTTCTTTCACTATTGTTTTTTCCTATAATCTTCTATTGCTGATTTAATAGCATCTTCTGCCAGTACACTACAGTGAATCTTTACTGGAGGTAATGCAAGTTCTTCTGCTATTGCTGAATTTTTAATTGCAGATGCTTCATCTAGAGTCATACCTTTAAGCAGTTCTGTTACTAGACTAGAACTAGCAATTGCACTGCCACAACCATAGGTTTTAAACTTTGCATCTATTATTATACCATCTTCTACTTGTATTTGCAACTTCATTACATCACCGCAGGCCGGAGCTCCTACCATGCCGGTGCCAACGTCTGATGCAGCGGCGTCGAGTTTACCAACATTTCTAGGATTTTCGTAGTGATCTAACACAGCAGTTGAATATGCCATAATACTCTCCTATAATAGTATACTAATATACTATACTATTTATAGTGGTAGGTCAATGTGTTTTAGTTATTGTGCTACAGGTGCACCACGTGTTTTAGCGGCACGTTTAGCCATGCTAGTAACATCATCTACTGGTGCTTGGAATGTATTTTGTTCTGCACTATTAGTGTTAGTTGTTGTAGGTTCTTCTTCACTACCTTGTAGCGGAGCAAGAACAACTTGATCTTGATTGAAACTTTTGATTAGATTTTTTACTGCTGGATTGTTTTCATTTGCATCAACTAGTGCATCGTAGCTGAATGTACGATCTGTGTTCAACACTAGATTAATAAGACTTTGTGTGCTGATTGTTGCCGATGCTGATTTGTCTTGCGAACGGTGACGTAATAACTCCAGAGCAGTAACTAGGTTAGACTCTGGAGTGTTTGTTGGGCCGTGAGCAAATTCACGTAAACGCATTAGCGCAATTCTCTACCTAATGTTTCAGTTCCACCAACAGCGGCATCAGTAGCTGCAAAACCATCAGCTGGTTCTTCAGCATCAAAATCGCTTTCTGGTGGTGGAGGTAATTCAGCACCTAGTTCATCACCTGGCAAAGCCATTGGTTGATCAACTGCTTCACCGCTTAATACACGTACACCAGTGTCAACACCTTCACGTGCAGATTGTAAGTTTTGCATTAGTTGATCTAATGTAGCACCAACTGCATTTTTAAATGCATCAGCTTGTTCACTACCAATTTGGTCACGGATGCTGTCAAGTAATTGTGGAAGTTGTTCATTTTGCATTTTACCAACTTTCTCAATGGTGTCCTGAACACTATCAACCATATCTTTGGCAGCTAACAATACTTCTGCATTGCCAACTTCGCCTTCATTTAGTTGTTGATGTTGTTCAGTAAGCCAAGTATTTAGGCCTTCTTGTACAGTTAACAATTCCATATAACGTGGATTTGTTTCCGCAGTGTGAAAATCCGCACTATGACGGATTTTGTTTAGATTCAACGATATTGTTTCACCTAAGCGTTGAGCTTTGGTAATAGACAATTTATCATAATCAATAGCAAAGCCAAAACGGCTTTCTAATACTTTATTAATTTTTTTTGCAGATGTCTGTGACATTTCTGATAGTTTCATGGTTAATTCTTCCTAATGCAATTATTTAATATTATTTATCAAAACAATAGACTTCTTCAATTGTTTCTTTGATTCTTCAATACGTAACATAGTTTCAGTGTATTTATTAGAATATAATGCAATATTCCAGTCATCGTTCTTTTGTTGTGCCTGTTTATAACGATACCTGTATAAGATTGCGTCGAATTCAAGTACACCAATTAAATTATCATTAACTCTTACTTCTTGTGCCAATTCATATTTGTGCTTGTGTAAGGCAATGCAATAAAATATAGCGTCTTTTCTGTTAAAAAAGTCAAATACCTGCTCATTATCTTTAGTTATTCGCCAATTTTTATCCGTAATCTTTACTATTTTATACTTGCCAACAATTAATGTATCTGCACCTAATTGATAGCAGAATGGTAGCGGACCTTTACTATGTTTAGCCAGCTCTGCTTCTGTAAACCTACGTATCTTTTCAACGTCGATCTCAGTCAATACGTTTTTTGTAGTAGATTTTTCCGGCTTCATTTGTTCTTAACAGTACATCTTTGACTGTGAGTTGATTTGCGATCATTTGTTCGCGTTCGTCTAATTGACTTTTAGCAATACTAGCGTCGCCCGTGAACTGTTCTAGTAGTTCGTGTTCTTCGTTTGTGATTGTTAGTAATAGTTTGTTTGTAAGTTCAACAATTTTCATGATGTTATCCTATAAAGTATTTATTACAGGATGGCATTGCAGAGTTTTATTTAAAGATTGAGCGAGCAATAAAACCAATAAGTCCAGCTAATACAACGCCCATCATAGTTGTGAAGATGCTGATGGTTTGTTTGTCGCCACCTGATATTTTATCAGTTAGACTGTTTTTGATGTCAATCAGATGCAGCTCAAGTTTATCCATGCGCTGTTCCAAGTTGTTTAATTTAGTTTCCAAGCTACCGTACCTTACGGCGCATAGTTCGACATGTGCTTCTAAATTTTGCTTCTCGATTTCTGTAGGTTTACTTGCCATTATCGCTCTCTTTTATATAGTAGCGATGCGTATTCGTTGAGCCTAGTTTATGCCTTAATATGTGCCATGATTATTGTTGTTGCATCAACTAATATTTAGTTATACTATGTAGTTTTTAACTGCGTGTTTTAAAATAGATATTTTTATCTACACCGCTGGCGTAGAATAACGGTAGTGGTGGTTTGGCTGTTTCGTCTAATCCAAGTATAATAGGTGCAATTTTAAAATCGTCTTTGAGTATACCATACCTATCATGGTTAAATGCATAGACATCTTCTCGTTCAACCGCAAAGTCAAATGACCAAATTTTATGCAGACCCGTATAGTTAATACCAAATGAATAGTTAGCCACATCATCAGTGACCACAGATAGATAATTAAATTCCATTAACTGTGCTCGCAAACTTAACAACTGGTTTATTGTTTCCCAATTACGTTGTTGATTGCGTTGCTTCTGCTGTTCTGCTGACTGTGTTAGTACATTAGTTTCGGTTATATCTATTAGGGTATATGCGTAATATCGATACAATGTTTCCATAGTAATATTTATAGTCGTAAAAAAAGGCAGTGTAAAAACTGCCTTTTTAAATTACACATTATATTAGAATGTGTATGATGCTACTGTAGTAGTTGCTACTGCCGCTGCTAACAATGTTTCTAACTCGCCTGCTGTTTTGTTTGCACCCGAAATAGCTACACGGAAAGCGTCACCGCCTGGTGTACCTAACAGTTCAATTGAACCCACTGTTTCGATTGCACGTACCAATTTTTCAAAATCACTGTCGATTGCTGAATAATTTGTATGTACACCTGTTAATCCCACAGTGTAAAATGTTAACGGACGACCTGTTACTAATGTTTGGTCCACTGAACCAATTGGGTATGCGCCGCCTTTTGCTCTTGTTAATAATGTTGCCATGTTATTTCTCCTAATTTTTCACGCTAGTTGCGTATAATAGTATTTAGCATAATTTACAAATTGAAGTCACAAAAAAGCACTCCGAAGAGTGCTATTTGTTGTTTAATTATTAATTAAACTGCAACTGCTGCTGCTGTTAAGATAGCAAGTTTAGTTGCTGTAACTGTTGCATTTGAAATATCAACGCCGCCAGTTGAACCGATATCACGGATAGTTGCTTGTAATGTTTGACCATTTGTAGGTGTGTATAAATCACCTTCGATAGCAAACGTTTGTTGTGTGTTAGTATCAGCTAAAGGTCCGATAGCAATAATTGTGTGCAATGTTTGGATTGCATTTAATACCAATTGTTGTGTTTCGCCTGGACCATCTGAACCGTCAACTGCATTGATGTAGTCAACTGTGAAAAAGCTAATATTACGACCTACTTGTTCAACGTTTAACGTTGTTGCTGCTGGATTTACTGCTGCTGGTGTAGCCATGTTATTTCTCCTAAATTTATTTTACGCTTTCGCGCATACTTTTATTTATCATCTGCATAAAAATTCTATGCAATAATGTTTGTTTTTAGGCACGGCGTAATGCGTTAGTTCTGCTGAATTCGAGTCTATCAACTAACTTAATTGCGCCACCGTCGTGTCCTATTGCAACAAACCCCTCTGGAGCAGTTACTTTATAACCGTCGTTAGTCTTTTGAAATGTGCCAATGCTGTCCACCTGTTGTAGTTTACGCATTAGTGCATGTTTAAGTTCGATAACTCGTTTGTACGTAGCAAGTATAATTAATAGGTTGTTAGCGTTATCTGCTACCCATTGTTCTTTTTCTTTAATCTTCACTAGGCGAGCCTGCGCCGCACGACCGGCAATACCACCCGACAAATTCTCAATGTCTTTCATCAATTCGCTGTTATAATAGTCAACAAACTTTTGTAAGAACTGCATTGGTTCGCCTACTTGTGAGCCTTGTCTAACCATTTGATTGATAAATGGCTTTATACTACGTGCAAAGTCTTTATTATTTAGGATAATATCAAAGCGGGCTTGTCCAATCTTTTCTATTGTCGCCTGTGTAGCAGCAATTTGTTTTTGTATACTGGTATTTTCACTCGGTGTTAAACTAGCAACTCCGGTGTAATCTTTATACGTTGCATCATCGAACCACACTGCGGAGGTTTGATTTAATCCAGTTACATTAACTCCGTAATTTGCAGTCATTGATTCTAATGAATCGCCTTCGTAGCTAGTGTGGAATATAATGCCAAGTTTGGCTTTTGCAATACGTTGCCCCAATTGACTATTAACTGGTACTGCATAGGTAATTGTATTTGGAGTAAACACATAACAATCTTCATTGTTGATAGCTACTATGCTTACATCGCCTTCTGTAAACATCAGATCGCCTTGTACCACACCGCCAATACCTAACTTACTTAGATATTTTAATGATGCTAGTAGTTTAGCCGCAAGCTCTGGTTGTGCGCTGTACCAGTTGTCAATGTCTGCAGCTTTTTTACAACGTTTTGGTTCACCTTTGGCAAACACCGATTTAGTACCAACAAAGAATTTACTATCGCTAGGATCAATACCGCAGATGATTGCCGGACTGCCGTCCCATTTAACTGTTAGTTGTGTTGTGGTACCTGTGCCTTCTGCTAACATCACACGTAGACTTTCTACATAATCCAATGCCGCATGCGCACCTGCATAGCCACTGTTAAAGATTAAATCTTCCAAGTGGTCAAGATGCGGATTTACTGCTTTTGCTCCTGCGGCTTCAGCAAGTAACCATTGCGGTGTTTGTTTTTTAATTTCAAATAACTTCATTTCGCTAATACCCACCCGTTAGCTATCCAATCTTGAGCATATTTCTGATGTACTAAGCGATACGGAGATTCTTTGCCGGGTTGAATTGATGGTGGAATTTTAAGCTTCACCCATCCAGATGGCGCCGGTGTATTTGCATCTGTAGTATGTACTTCTTCATCCCAGTCAAATTTTCCTGCTGCAGGTTGATTAGGGTTAGTTGCCGGTGCAGTTTTAGGTTTAGTTGCCTGTGCAGTTTTAAGTTTATCAATAATTGCTTTATCACCGGGCTTAGTAGGATCTAATTGTTGTCCGCCTATACTGTATGGCTCATCGGTTGTGGGTGTTGTTTGGGGCGCAGTAGTCGGCGTGTTACTTGCTGTTACTGTTACTCCTTGTTGCTTTAATTCTTGTGCAACATTGTTAATTGCTTCTCTACGTCTTGTCGGATCTGCATATTCGCCTTGTTTTGGAATACGTTTTCCTATATCAGTCATTGATATAGATCCTTGGCGATCCGCTTGTTGTTTTATTACAGCGATAAATCTTGCTCGTTTTGCCTCAGCAGCGGCTGTTTTTGCATCTAACTTTCTCTGAGCATCAAGGTTTCCAATTTTCTTTGTTTGTCGAACACCAGGAGCAAAGGCATTTGCATTTGCGTATGCGTCTACAGCATCGGCACCTTGTGCCATACCTGCTCCTCTAAGGAATGATCCTAGCGCACTATTACTGCGGCTAGAAGGTGTAGTTCCTTTTAATTTCACTGACCTTGCTTCAGCTAATATTTCGTTAATTTTCATCGTCTTTCATTTTCCTGATGCCGCGGCTAAATTTTGCTGGGTCTTGTCCTTTAATTGCATTAAGTAGACGTCGCTCTAATTCGCCAGCTTGCTCGGCATCATAGTTTTCACGGATGTGATTGATGAGGTTAATAGCACTATTAATAATGTTATTAGCTCTGCTTTCAATCAGATTTGTTTTATCCTTGTGTCTGAGCAGTTGATCAAGTTCAAACAGTATATTTTTTGTATTCTTCTGCAAGATCGATCCTTAATGTATCGTTATTAGTGTATTTATTAAAGATATTTGAAAGATGTTTGATTGATTATTTCATATTCGGCTTCGTTAAATCTATCAACGGCCCACGTATTGCTATCACTATACAGCCACGGATTGTTTTGTTGCCAGACAGCAAAATGTTCTTTATTTAGGTTATGTTTGGAAATAAATTCGCCTGATACTATATCGGCAAATTCAACATTAGTGCATTGTGGGTGTGATTCAAATGTTTCAAATACATTTTTTGCTAGGCAACGAACTTTGTCAATTTGGTCTAGGTTAGATGTTTCTTGCCAATCTGATTCGGCTAGCTTAAACCATCCGTTATAATATCGCAACCATCTATATAGTTTACTTTCACGAGATTCAGTGGTAATGGCAATAACAGTTTCAAATGGCGCTAAGGAAATTGCACTAGGATGATAATGAGTTCCTATCCATCGATTCTGATTAGTGCGAGATAATAGCTGAGTCAGCCTACGATTCCAGGAAGGTTCATCTACAGTACGTGAAATTGTCGGGCTATCAGTTATCTTTAATAAAGAATGTTCTGCACCAGTACATTTATAACCATCCATACTGGGAGTTTTATTATTTAATAAATCACACAGGATGCCGCCACCAGTGTTATTTGAAAAACAAACTAGATTCATTCGCCGCTATTCTTTAGGCCAGCCAACATACTCTTAAGTTTGCTACTGTCAACTGTGGCATTAATCTTTGGTGCATTCATAATTTCACCAGTTTCTTTATTAACGGTTGATGTAGATTTAATATTGTTTAATACATTGTTAATATTACGACTAGCACCATTACCATCGCCTGCGGATTCTTCGCCCTCGTCTGTGATGCGCATAGTTTCAATATTATAAGTTAAATCTACTTTGTGCCCTACACCAGTTGAACTACGCGACTTCATACATTGTAATTGATATCTGCCACGTTCTTTCATAGCACGACTTGTAAAGATACCAAACACGTTATCTGCTGTATTGATCTTAGATATACCACCAGCAATATGGCTATGGTCAAATTCAATTTCTTCTACAGCACTACGATTCAACTGCGAAGCTGTTACCAACAATACATTAAGTTCTTTAGCCAAGTTACGCAGTTCTTCTGCTACATATTTGTCTTTGATAAACTGGTCATTTGGATTAACTTTAATAGATACTGGCATTACCAAATCTAAATAGTCTACCATAACAAAGTCAACTTTAATACCAGTTTGTATCTGCACTTCTTTTAAATAACTGCGTATGTCGTTTACATTACTCTGTGCTGGGAATCCTTTAACACGATATTGTCCAGATTTCTTACCAACCATCTTAACTTTAAGTTCAGTTGTTTCGATATCCTTACGGATATCTTTTGTACTCATACCAGTAAGCATAGCATCTGTACGCAGACTACATAGTTCTTCGCTCAACTCTAATGTTACATACACACCACTTAGCCCAGCTTGTAACCAACTAAGTGCAATGTTCATCATAACTAACGATTTACCTGAACCAGACCCGCCTGCAAAGATGTTAAGTTCTCCACGACTAAAGCCACCATAAAGTATCTTATCCATTTGTGGCCAACCAGTACTTACCTGTCCACCACTGTTAAAATATCGGTCGATACGAGCTCTAGGATCTTCAAAGTATTGTATACCCATGTCTTTAGTTAAACTTATCTGTACTGCATCTTTGATAAGTTTTTCAACAGGATCATACTCGCCCTTTTCCAACATGTCTGCTGCCGCTAGAATAGCACGTTCAAGTTCATTACGTTTAGTAAATCCCTCAAACTCTGTCATAAACCAACTATAGTGATCTTCTGTTAGGTCGGGTACATTTTTAAGTGTAACTGTAGTCACTGCCTGCACTTGGTCAATAGTGGGCAATGTTCTATATTCGTCACTGTGCTGTTTAATAAATTTAGCAGCTTCACGTAAACTTCTATCAAAGTTTTCGGGATTATAAATGTTCTGCACCCGCACATAACTCTGCGGATCTTGTAACATCATTTCTAAAAATAACCTTTGTAGGTCTGCTGAATATTCTTTGCTCATAGTTTTGGACAGTTAAAAGTGCAATAATTAAGTTTAGCATCTTCTACAGAATTGTAAAAGTCTTTTGATTGATTTGATGCTAATATTTCGCTAATGGTAGTAGTACTTATATTGTATTTCGATCGATTCTTATAAAATTCACTCTTGTAGTAGAATCTATGATCTCCTACAAAACAACAGGGCATGTAATAGCCGTCGGCCGATATGTAATGTTGATTGTTTAAATTTTTACATTTAGCATCAACATCACTAACTCGATCCTGTGCTGGTGTATTCTTCCATGTGACTATTGCTGTGGTTCTATCCCCGGCATAGTTAGTTGATTGTAAGTTATCGTTTTCGTCCCATCGATCGCTAGGTAATATTAAAAATTCATCGACTCCCATAGTTTGAGATAATTGCCGAGCAGACTCGATAGTATCTTCATTGAATGAAAATGGTATGTATTGCCATACAGTCTTAATGTCAGTTTTTGTTAATACTTCTATGCCAAGTTTAATAGAAGGCCAATCTGCATTAATTCTATATTGGGTAAAGTTATCAGGTATGCCGTCAATTCCGAATA